GATTCATATGAACCTAATAAAGATAATTTAATATTGATGGAAGAAAAAAATAAATTAGAAACCGCTGCTATTGGTTTAGCTTCTAATATCATTAAAAGCGAAAATAGTCCTCATGGTCATATATATTTTGATTTCAATGATAAAGTATCTTATCTTGGAAAAGGTAATAATTTAGGAGAAGATAAAAATGATGATGGTTTTATGAAACTCAAAAAGCTTATTATTGGTGGAACTAAACTTGGTTCACAACATAATAATATATTCAAAAGATAAAATATGAAAGCAAACATTCATTTCAATCATTATCAGTATCAAGGTGAGCAAAATTTAGTTCAAGATATTCATGATGAAATTATTCAGATTCTTGGAGTAAATGTTTCTTATTTACCGAAAGAACATTTTGATTATGATTTGATTATGGGTTCTGATGATGACCAGAGATTCACCAAATCATTTTTAATTGAAATGATGTTGGAACAAATAGATGACTATATTGGTGATGCTCTTCTTGGTAAATTCGGTGTACAAATTGAAGAAACTATAAGCTTAATAGTATCTCAAAGAAGATTTGATGAATTAAAAATACCTAATTACACAAGACCAAAAGAAGGTGATGTAATATATTTACCTACAGACCGTAGATTATATACGATCACATTTGTAGATTATCAAGCTCCTGGTTTCCTACAGGCGGGTATATTTCCTGGTTATCGTTTATCTTGTGAACTTTATACACCAAGTCATGAGCAAATACAAACAGAGGTTAAGCATATTGATGAAGTTGAGCAAGAGATGTACAGTTTAGATGTGCCTATAGATAATATTGTTGGAAGATTTGCAACAAATGAAAAAATCATAGGACAAACAAATAATTATACTGCAGATGTTAAAAAATTCTATCCACGTAAAAAGATTTTGTCTGTGAAGCATCTAACTGGTTTATTTGTGCCAGAAGAAATATTAATCGGTCAGTCATCTGGAGCACAAGCGAAAGTTACACAAATGATTCAACACATAGATAATAAATCTGCTGAAGTCGTTAAACTTGAAACCAATAAAGAATTTAGAGATCAAGGTGATGCTCTAATAGATTGGGATCCGAATAACCCCTTAGATTGAAAAATATAAAAAATGTTTTTTACTAAAAATACAGATGAGCAAGACCAATATCATCAAACTATACGTAATTTAGTTGTAGTTATTGGTTCTCTATTTTCTAAAATGATACTTGTTCGCAAAAATCATAAAACAAATGAAATTGAAGAAAAAATAAGTGTACCAATAAATTTTTCAAATCGTGATAAATTATTGACACTTGTACGTGAAACACCCACTATTGAATCTAAAAATAATAACTATACTTTACCGAGAATAGGATTTTCTTTTGAGGGATTATCCTATGATGCACAAAGGATGTTACCCAAAACAGGTGGTAGAGGAAGACCCACAAAAGATGAAAAAAATAAAAAAGATGCTCTTATAATGTACAATGGTGTACCCTACAATTTTGATTTCACTATTTCTATTGTAGCTAAATATGCTGAAGATCTTACACAATTAGTTGAAAAAATATTACCTTATTTTACACCAAATTTAAACGTAACTTATAAAGCTATACCAGAATTAAATATTAATATAGATGTTCCTTTATTATTAAATAGTGTAAGTTGGCAGGATGATTATCAAGGACTTCAAGAGAGAAGATTATTAATAGCTGACCTCTCATTAACTGCAAAATCTTATATTTTTCCTCCTATAAAAAGTTATCCAAAGGTAAATAGCGTTTTTGTAGAAACACATACACTTGTTACTGCCAAAGATTTACACACTAATAGAAAAATTCCCCTTTCTGCTCCAACTGGAGAACTTTTAATTACAGAAACATCAGGTAAATTACAAGATGAAAGTGCAAGTATATCAATGAATCATCCAGCAAATGAACATAGTTTAGTTAAAATATATGGATATGATGATACGGATGATTTTGGATTTAGTACATTTGTATATGAAGGTGCAAATTATGATACTGAAGAAGAAAGAGAACAAGCCTGGGCAAATAATACAATAGTTTAATACTAAGGAGTATAGATGAAATATATTAGAAATATATTTGTAACACTTTGTGTATCAGCAATGTTAACATTTTCTGCTCAAGCAGAACTTCATTCAGATACTTATATTGGAAACGGCAGAACATTTGTGAATATTAATAATCATATTGTTAGAGGAGGAAAACGATATCCTTTATTCTATACTTCTAAAGAAGATGTATATGCTTTTTCTTTTGATTATGTAGTAGCAGAAATGAAAAATATGGAAGAAGCACAAGCAATCGCAGACAAATACGGAGTGGAAGTAACTTTATATGATGATTTACGAATTGCTCTTTTCATCACAAAAAGTCCAATGGAAGTTATGGACTTATATAAAAAATTACAAACAGAACCGATGATTGAATATTTGGAACTTGCTCTATTTGAGGCTCATCCCGATATGAAAAAGTTTGTTGTAGAACTACCGGATGTAAAAACACCGATAGGTAATAAAATGCTTTGGTTCACTAAATGGTAATCTAAGGAGACAAAATGAATATTTTTCTGAAGTGGTGGTTAATGGTGACTCTCATAGTTGTAGGAATATCAACTAGCATTTACTTTAACTTTGATACATTTTTATTTGAAAATGATTTAACTAAATTAAGTTTAGTGATTGTTTCCTTATTTGTTATATGTACTTCTGTTATTGGTTATAAAATTTGGAAAAGTGCAATACAAAGAAAAAAAATATGTAACTATCAAACAGAATGGTTTGTGAGTGAAGTTTTGATTAGTCTTGGTATGATTGGAACTGTAATTGGATTTATTTTTATGCTTTATTCTGTATTTGGTAATTTGAATATACAAGATACAGCGGCCATACAGCAAAGTTTAGGAAGTATGGCAAAGGGTATGGGTACGGCACTACTTACAACATTAGTGGGTTTAATTAGTAGTGTTCTTATTAAAAGTCAACTAGTAATGGTAGAAAATGAGGAAATACAGCAGTAATCTGGCATTTATAGACCTGCTTTTTAATCTCATTCTCGGCTTTGTATTTTTATTTGTTGTTAGTTTTCTATTAATAAATGATCCTACAAAAGAAGACCATGTAGAAGAAAAAGCAGAATATATGATTATTATGTCATGGAATAACGATAGAGGAGTAGACGTTGATTTGTGGGTAGAAGGTCCAGAAGGTTTGGTTGGCTTTCGCAACACACAACAAGGTTTTATGAATTTAGACAGAGATGATTTAGGTCATAGAAATGATATCATTAGAAAAGGTCCAAATGCGGGACAAATTGTAGAGATAAACAGAGAAGTTGTAAATATACGTGGATTCCAACCAGGAGAATATGTTGTGAATGCTCACTACTACTTTACAAATTTAGGACCTGTCAAGTCTAGAATTCAAGTAGATGTGGAAGTAATTAAGTTGAATCCATATTCACAGATATATGTAGATTCAAAAGAATTTTCATTCCGTGGAGAAGAACAAACATTTGTAAGATTCACCATGAAACCTGATGGAACATATTATAATGTAAACACATTGAAGAAAAATTTGGTTTCTACTTTTAATCATATGTTGCAACCAAGTGCTGCTAGGTCATCAGATGATGAGTTAACTATTCCAAGTGGAGGATTATAATATGTTTTATCTTGTAACATTATCAGTATTATTAGCATCTATATTTTTATACTTGCTCATTGAATTGAAAAAAAGTGTACATTTAATTTATATAATTCCATTAACAATTGCCTTCACAGTTGGAAGTTATTTTTATTTGGATACATTGTTTGGTTATCCAGTTGCAAAAACAACTGAACAAAAATTTATATTGTTAAATTATCATATAGGTTTTGAAGAAGATAATATCTATCTATGGGTCATATTGCAAGAAGAAGCAATTCCCAAAGCGGTTAAAGTTCCTTACAGTCAAAAGATGCATGAGCAATTACAACAAGCTGGTGAGAAGATGAAAGAAGGTAAAAAGATTGAAGGTGTTTTTGGTGATGATTTGAGTATGGAGAATAATGACCAAGGATTAGAACAAGGAAATAATAACAGCGGTGGAGGTACAAACAAATCAAAAGGAGGTGCTTTTACGCTTATGGAATTAGATTTGACTTCAAAACTTCCTCCTAAAAATTACATAATAAAATAAAAGGTTAAATGAAAACTTTAAGTCCAGAAGAAGTTTGTTATGTGCCTGATGATTTAGTAGAGGAAGGTCAAGAAAGAAAACTTCAGAAAGTTTCTAAATTTAATGATGTAATTCCTTACGAAGATGAAGAAAAATCTATTGATAGTGATTTTGATTTTGCGCAAGATACGATTAGAGAAACTATTATGAAGTCTAATGAAGTTCTACAAGAACTTGGTCAGGCTGCTATTCTTAATGAGAATGGAAAACTATATGAATCATATTCTCAATTGATGAAAAACATTATTGATGGTTCTACACAATTGATTGATATACATGGTAAGAAAAAGAAAATCAAAGAAGTGAAAGAGCCTAAGCAAAAAAATACCCAAGTGAATAATTTGATTGTGGGTTCAACTAAAGAACTTTTAGAAATGATTGAAAATCATAGGTAAGAATAATATCCCTCCTCACATAATTGTTATTTCAGAATGAGATAAATAAAAAGGAATAAACATAATTCTAGTATTGTATCTTTTTTTCAATCAACAATAACAAAAACATCATGACAGAAACTGTCTCAAGAATTTTAATTAAAAGCTCAACCGTAAAACCAACACCAAATACCGGTGACTTACAAAGAGCGGAGTTAGCATATTCATACACCTCTGATAAACTTTTTATAGGTGATGAAGCCGGTCAAGATTTTTATGTTATTGGTGGTAATGCATTTTTGAATTTATTTAAAGACGTTTTATCTGATGATGGTGTGGTTCATGCAGGTAAGGTTTTTCCTAATAATGTTATAGTTGCGGGTGCAAATAATAACATTGATACTTTAGATATTGAAACATTAAAAATAAATGGTAAAGAATTAGTTACTGGTGGAATAGAAGAATTAATTACAGACAATACTTTACCTAATGTTTCTCACACTAAACTTATAACAGCACAAGCAACAAAAGAATATGTAGATTTTAGAACGGAAAGGTTTTTAGCAAATTTCGATGAAGAGAATTTAACAGAAGCTCAAGTTCTGATTGTAAACGATGACCAATCCTTTTCTAATAAAACAATAACAGGTGTTTTAGAACTTACTGCAAACGGAAACACATCATTAAAAGAAGGTTCCGTTGACAATACCATGATTGCCAACAATTTTATTCAAGTTGGTACTCAAAAAATAGAACTAGGAAAAGCGGCACTTGTTAATTTAAATTTAGATACATCTGCTGTACTTGATGTACATCGTGGCGGAACAGGTAGATATGACTTAGAAAAGTATAATGTTTTATTATCAAATAACACAAATAATATTCACACCACAAATGGATTTTATTATGATTGGGATCAAGAAGAATTATTTGTAAGAGGTAATACTCAAATTACAGAAAATGCTAATGTTGAGGTTTCTCTAACTGTTGCTGATAGTTTCTTTACATCAACAAATAGATTACAATTTAGAGATTTTTTTCAAGTACTTACTGTTGGTGGAGGCAATTCTTTTGATTCATCTATTATTTCTTATGATACCGTAAGTGAATATTTTAGTTTCAGTAGTGGTACTGTACTTAATGTGTCAGATGCGGGTCTAGTCAATATCTTATCCCCAACATTATTCTTTGGGTCCGAAGTTACTATATCTGATGATACAGTTACAAATATTCATGGATTGTTAAAGATATATAACAACACAGAATTTACTGGTAATACAATAACTATATCAGAAAATACTGTCACTACGGTAAATGGAATTTCTCATTTTAATGATAATGTATTTGTAAATGGCAATACATTAAATGTTTCAGAAAATACCATTACTACTATAGATGGAATTTCTCATTTTAATGATAATGTATTTGTAAATGGCAATACATTAAATGTTTCATTAGATACAATCTCTACATTTTACGGCCCATTTCATAGTTTAACTACAGCTACTTTAAATGATGTTTTTGTGAAAGGAAACACTTTAAATGTTTCCGTACAGACGTTCTCTGAATTTTATGGTAATACTTTTATATACGGAGAAACTTTAAATACATCATCAAATACACTTTCAACATTTGATGGTCCTGTTATTATAAATGGAAAATTAGATGTTAATGGTGATGTCACCTTTAGAGGAAATACTACTTTCCTCGGTGAAGATTTTATAGTTTCTGATAATACTACATTAGATATAAGTGGTAATACATTCTTTAAAAGCGAAATACTAAATGTATCAGCAAATACAATTACAACAGTTGACGGTGAATCCACTTTTAATAAAAAAGTAGATGTTAATGCGCCACTTACTGTATATGATAATGCCGAAATAAAAGGTAATTTAGTTGTTGAGCAAGATCTTTTTGTTTATGGAAATTCAACACAGATACTAACAGAAACTTTAACAGTTGAAGATAATATTATTTTATTAGGTGCAAATAATATTACTGATGTTGTTGACCTTGGATTTGCTGGAAGATATAATGAAAGCGGAAGTACAGTATATGCTGGACTTTTCAGAGATGCTACTGACAATAAATTCTATCTATTTGAGGATTATCCTACAGAGCCACCAATCACATCAATGGTTGGTTTTAATAGTTCAACAATGTTAGCCACATTGTATGCTGACATAGAAGCCAACACAATTATAGCATACACAGGTACACTTGATGATGTGATTATTACAAATTCAGAATTTAATGATTCAACTGCAAATAATATAACAATAGATAATAGCACATTAAACAATGTTGAAATATATGATTCTACCGCTAATAATTTAGTGGCAAATAATAGTACATTAAACAATGTTGAAATATATGATTCTTATGCTAATAATTTAGTAGCAAATAATAGTACATTAAACAATGCTGAACTTAATGACTCAACCGCAAACAATTTAGTAGCAAATAATAGTACATTAAACAGTGCTGAACTTAATGACTCAACCGCAAACAATTTAGTAGCAAATAATAGTACATTAAATCATGGAACACTTGATAATTTTGTAATTACAAATTCTGAACTTATTGACTCTTCCGCTAATAATTTAGTAGCAAATAACACAACATTAAATCATGGAACACTTGATAATTTTGTAATTACAAATTCTGAACTTATTGACTCTACCGCTAATAATTTAGTAGCAAATAATGTAGACATTAATTTTGGAACAATACGTAGTGTGAGTATATACAACTCTACAATTTATGAATCAAGTATAGTTGATGATTCAACAGCAAATAATCTTACAAGTAATAACGCAATATTAAATTTTGCTACCATAGAAACCGCCTTAGCTAATAATATAATAAGTAATAATGCTACTTTAAATTCAGCAACAATTTACAATGCTGTTGCCAATAATTTATTAAGTAATAATGCTACTTTATATTTTGCAGAAATATATAATTCTAATTTATATAATGCATATGCAAATACGCTAACTGTAGATGTACTTGATGCTGGTCAAATTAGTTTCAGAACTGCAATAGAAAATATTGATGCGAATAATTATTTTGGTAACACAGCAACAATTAATGATATAGTTGCAAATAATATTACTACAAATACATTCTCTTCATTAGTTAGAACAGAAGCTACTGAAGAAATAAAAGTTTTGGGTGTTTCCAGTACTAGTGGTAAATTAGTTTTGAACTGTGAGTTTAATACTCATGGTCAAACAATTATTGCTCAACCACACTCTGCTGGTGTCACAAATATTTTAACATTACCAGCTGGTGGAAATCAAGAAATAGTTGGAACTACTGCTACTCAAACTCTGACAAATAAAACATTAACATCTGCGATAATCAATACATCTCAAATTTATGATGGTATAGCAAATAATTTAGTAAGTAATAATGCTACGATAAATGATTCAACTTTGAATAATGTTTTAATCACTAGTGGTATAGCAAACAATACAACATTAAATAATCCAACTTTAAATAATGCAGAATTTACAGAAGAAATTTTAGTATTAGGTGTTTCCGGTACCAGTGGCAAGTTGATATTGAATTGCGAGGTTAATACTCACGGTCAAACAATCATTGCACAACCACATTCAGCAGGTGTTACTAACATACTTACTTTACCTGCTGGTAGTGATCAAGAAATAGTTGGAACTACTGCTACACAAACACTGACAAATAAAACATTAGATAACGTTTCAATAGTTAACTCTATCATATCTAACAGTACCGCTACAAATTTAACAATAAATAGTTCGGAAAATTCTACAGCGAATAATTTGATAAGTAGTAACACTACGCTAAGTGGAAGCACTACAATTAATGGACCTACAACAATTAATGCAAATACTACAATAAGTGAAAATCTAACAGTAGAAAAAGATTTATTTGTAGATGGTGATTTGTATTTAACAGGTAATACTGTTAGTTTAGATGCTCAAACATTAACCATAGAAGATAACATTATTATTGTAGGTTCTAATAATGTAGCTGACGTTGTAGATTTAGGATTTGCTGGAAAATATAATGACGGTTCAAATGATTTATATACAGGATTGTTCAGAGATGCTACTGATGGTGTTTTCTATTTATTTAATAATTATAATCAAGATCCTTCATTAACTATGAGTGGGTATAATATTAATACTATGATAGCGACTTTATATGGAAATTTTGAAGCAAATAATATTACTGTAGAATCGGGAAGCCTAGAGAATGTGACATCAAATAATACATTAATAACTAACAGCACAATTAATGATAGTATCATTGATTGTGGAACATTCTAAGTAACTATGACAGATACTATCATAAAGAATATACTGGAAAATGCAAATATTTCAGTAAACATAGCTGCAAAGTATAATATTTATACTGGTGACATTAACAATTCTACACCTGTTGAAAACATAAAACAGGCTATGAAGATTATTAAAAATAACAATTCTGGTATGAGTGAAGAAAAGATAAAAAATGATGTTTTTTCTTCTCACGCAATCACACTTGCAAGTGATAAAAAGACGAAAAAAACTGTTGGATTTGGTTTTATTAAAAAACCTATTTTAGATGTAAAAATTAAAATATTTAAAAATGCGGGTGTGGGGGATTTATCATCTGAATATATATTTGAATTGGATAACATCTATGTAGATAGAGAACATAGGGGAGTGGGGTTAGGTGAATATATATTAAATAGATTAATTTTACTTAGAACAGGAAGAGGAACTACACTTTATTGTCAGACAAATAGCGAAGATATTAGTAGAGTTTTAAAAACTAATCATAGATTTGAAAATTTAAAAGATAACGATGATAAACCGTACCTATTAGGACTTATGTGAGAAATATTGACCAACAAACTGATGACATACTACAAAGTGACAGTCAAGTTAAAAAAAATTTAAAAGATACAAAAAACTGGTTTCGTGAAAAAATTAATCAAGTATTGTTTCCAACTAATCGTATAGTAGGTATAAGAGAAAAACCGAATACATTTTATAATGATAATTTAGATAGAAGAATTTTTAGAGGTTCGCAAATTAAACCTGGCTCATTATATTGTTGGTATTATGATCCAAAATATAAAAGAACTCTTCCTTATTATGATGCATTTCCTGTGGCGTTTGTTTTAAATATGAAAGAAAATGGATTTCTAGGTATAAATATGCATTACTTACCATTAAGAATGCGTTCTATTTTGTTAACTAGATTGTTAGATAATATGCTTAGAAAAACAACATATTCTACTTATATGGACCTACAGTATAGTACTTTAAATGCTGCTGCGAGATATCGTGAATTTAAACCATGTTTAAAAAGATATCTTATTAATAATGTACGTGGCCAAATGTTAGAAATACCACCAGATGAATGGATAAGAACTATATTTTTACCTTTGGAAAGTTTTCAAAAAAGAAGCAGTTCTTTTATTTGGAGAGAGTCAACAAGAAAATCAAGAGGTTTATGACACCCTGGACGAATAATAAAGCATTTAATGTTTCACAATTTACACAAAGAATAAAAGGTGTACAATACCTATCTAAATTTTATTTCAAACTTTTAGATAATGAAAACTATAGAGATTTATTTGAGGCTTCACCTGATTTAAAAGATAAGGTAGAAAATTTATTTTTTTATTCAGATAATATCACAATTCCATCAAGAGGAATTACTACTGAAGCATATTCATACGCTAATGGTTTTCGTTTTGAGGTTCCGAAAAGTACAAATTATGGAGATGGAAATATAAATGTAAATATGCTGGTAGATGCTAATTATGATTTATATGATTTCTTTATAAATTGGATGAACAAAATACATTCAAAAGAAACAGGTTTTTTTGGATTTCATAATACATACACAACAGATATAGAAATTAAACAACTAGAAAGTACTTCTGATTATCCAGGCAACTTGCCTATGTACGGTCCAACTGTAGGTGAATTTGTAGTTAAAACAGAAAAAACTCACAGATTTAAAGTTGAGTTAGGAAATTGTTACCCTAAAGCAGTTAGTGCAATAGAATTTAGGCATGATGCAAAAGATATGGTTAAATTTAATGTTAATTTTAGTTATGAAAAAATAGATTATAACAAAACTTATAAAGATGATGTAAATAGAAAAAGAGCTATTTCATCTGCGAATGTATCTGCTTCTACAAGCGGCTAATAATGTAATATGAAAAGGAAATTATGATTTTACCAAAATTAAACACCATCACATATTCTTTAAAACTTCCATCAAATGATAAAGAAATAACCTTTCGTCCTTTTACAGTTGAAGAAGAAAAGATTTTATTAATGGCTCAAGAGTCAAATGATAATGCAGATATTTTACGTGCAATGCGGCAAATTATTAATAATTGTGTGCAAACAGAAATAGATGTTTCAAAAATGCCAACGTTTGATATTGAATATTTCTTTTTAAATATAAGAGCAAAATCTACAGGTGAAGAAATTGAATTGATGGTTAAACATCCGAATAATTTAAATAATAATGACACTACATGTGAGCATAGAGAAAATGTTAAGATTAATATTGAAGAAATAAAAGTACATAAACCTAAGAAGGCTGTAGATAAATTTCAATTAGATGATAATATTAGTATTAAAATGAAATATCCAAATATTGAAGCATTGGCTACAAATAATACAAATGACTTTGATGTTTTTGTTAAACTTATTGCAAATTGTATAGAATCAATATATGATAAAGAAAATACTTATCAAGCAGATGATGTTTCAGAAAAAGAATTAATAAGTTTTGTATACAGCATGAATCAAAAACAAGTTAGTATGGTGCAAGAATTTTTTAATAATATACCTATTTTAAAACACACAATAAATTATGTTTGTTCTGCATGTGGTTGTAAAGAAAAAATAGAGATAGAAGGGTTTCAGAATTTTTTTTTATAGCAATGAGCAATGATTCATTAATGAATCATTACACAATAAATTTTGAATTAATGTATCACCACGGATTTTCATTAACAGAGTTAAATAATATGTTGCCATATGAAAGAAGTGTGTATGTTGAATTACTTAACGGTTATTTGGAAAAGAAACACTTAGAAGAACAACAAAGACAAAATGGCTAGACTTCCTATTTTAAATTCAAATAAAGTAGTAGAATTAGATATTCCTGAACTATCAAGTTTTAACAAAAATGTCTCTAATTTAGTAGAGAATGTTAAAAATTTAGTTGATGCAACTGAAGAGAGATCTAAAGATGAAGCTGAACAAACTGAATCTACAACTGATGCAATTGATAAATTAACATCATCAGTTTCTTCTTCAAACTTTGGTAATTACTCACAAGGCTCAAACAGAACAAGATCGCAGTCTATAATGAATTTAAGTGCTTCTGGAATATTGAGAGACACGGTCGGTGATATCCGTGATAGGACTATTCAAAGATTTCAGAATAATTCTATTGTTCGTTTTGGTATGAATGTGAACAATGCCGTAAATGCATTTAGAGGTAGGTCAACTTCAGGTGCTCTTAATAATAGAAGAGAAATCTCACAAGAAAAATTAGAAGAAAATCGTGAAAAAGTTAAGAGAGAAGAAAAAACTAATGAGTTGTTGGAATCTATTTTAAAAGCTTTAGTTGGTGATAAAAATATTGAGTTGCCAAAAAATGAAAGTTTTATTACAAAACTTATTTCTAATACATTACCATATTTCATGTTAGGTAAAGCATTATTAACTGCATTAGGTATAGGTGCTATTGCTGGACTTGGTGCATGGCTTGCTGACAACAATATGGCTAGTGTTGCTAATAATATTAAAAGATTTTTTGATGTTGTAAAAAACTTAAATCTTCCAGATTCCAAATCATTAAAAAATTTCAAAACAAAGATAACAGGTATTGGAACCTGGTTAGATGATTTAAAGTTAAATTTTAATAAAATTATTTTAAATCCAATAGAAACAAAATTCGTAGAAAAAATAAATGCTGTTTCTGATTTTTTTAAAAATTTAAAAACGAATATTTTAGAAAAATTTACATTACCTAAAATAGATACTTCTTTGAAAGATTTGTGGTCTTCTATGTCTGATTTTTTTAAAAAAATCAGAACAGATATTTTAGAAAAATATCCATTACCTAAAATAGATAAACAGTATGAAAATTTGTGGAAAGGAATGACCGAATTTTTCAAAAATACTAATAAAATAAAACTTATTGATATACCAAATGCAGGAATTATAAGAAGTGTTTCAGAGTTATTTTCTGGAATAACGAATAAATTTAATGAGATAATTGAACAAGGTAAAAAATTATTACCTTCTATTAAAATACCTGATAATCTTAAATTACCTGTTAATACTAAACTTCTTGGTACAATACCCCGTTCTTTGCCCAAGGCACTAGCTAGTAACTCATCATCTACACTACCAAGAGGTTCTCAGGTTGTAACATCTGCTGTACAACAAACAAATAAAATGAATCCTGGATTAGAATTTTTATCAAACGCAGGTAATAAAGGACTTAAATTACTGGGACGGGCTGGACTGCTAGCGGGTATTTATGATATAGGTACAAATGTAAATGACCCAGAAAAAATTACCGGCGTTAAAGATGAAGATGCAACTCCATCTGACCGTATAGGTGCGGGTATCAAAGCATGGGAAGTTAATTTTGGTTTAGGTGGATTA